ATAAACGATTCAATTTCAGCACCAGCATTACCAGTACCTGTTCCACGTATAACAACAGCAGGTGGTTCTGTATATTCAGAACCAGCAAGAACTAATTCAGAATGATAAACTTTATTTCCAGAAACTCTTACTGTAGCAGTAGCATTACCACCACCAGGTAGTTGAGGACTCTCAATTGTTACAATTGCAGAATCATAGTCATAACCAGTATTCTTGATCTTCAGATCAGTTACCCTACCAGAATCCTTAACAATCTTAAGTGATATTGTGGTATTATTAGCATTGTTAGCAGTAGTTATTGATGGAACTGTTAGAGTTTCATCTTGCTTGAAATCAGTACCATTATGATTGTTTAATAGTAATGTATAGACTTGATCATTAGTTAAAGTAAATACACCTGATGCAGAAGAACTAACTTCAATGTTATTTTTATCAAAGATACGAGAAATAGGACCAGAAGCATTGGAAGTAGATCCAGTTATCTTTTCTCCCTTTGTTATATTAAGAGTATCACTAGCAACGACTCTTAAATAAGTATCAGGATTTAAAACTTTTTGTGTTCCAGGAATAATATTTTTACCTGGTTTACCATTCTCAACATCTGTTAGATAGATTCTAATAGGAATAGTGGAACTCTTTTGAGAGAAGAATAGATCAACACTAGTTGTAAACAATCCACCATCAAATCCATCAACAGTAAATGTCTGTGCAAGTGGATTTGGTCTAGCTGGATTATCAGTATTACTATCAACTATTTGTGTACCTTCATTAGATTTAAAGAATGCAGGACTAGTTGAAACAATAGAAGAAGGATTATCTGGAATCAACCCTGTAGCATAGTACTTAACTTCAGCATATGTTTCTACACTATCTTTAGAAGCATTTGTAGAACTTGAAGTAAATCTAATTGTTTTTACACCAGTAGAAAATCTAATTTCACTAGCATCTGTATCATATGATACAGTATCAACATTTCCAGTCCATGTAGTATTCTCTCTAGGTGGTTGTCCAGCAGGTATTAAGATGATACCACTAGCATTACCATTCTCATCTGTAGTAATAGGACTGTTAAAAGATGATAATGAATTACCAGCAATGCCTGTATACCTGTAATCAGGATTAACCCAACGAGAAATATCCTGTCCTTCCATGAAGACACTTATATTTGTATTAGGTTTAAGACGACTAACTTTAAATTGAACAGAAATACTTCTTGCAAAGAATGACAATGATGTTGCTACTACGTTAGAACCAACACCTCTTGTATTAATACCTTTACCAATTTCATTATTTTGAGGACTAATGTTTGAAGAACTTCCAACAGAAGCACTAGTTACACTACTATCAGATACACTACTATTAGTTTCTGCAAATGAACCTATGTTAAAGAATGCTCTATCTGCACCAATCCAATTTATTTTGTAAGAATTATAAAGACTTGAAAAAGCATCTTTAAGTTCATTCTTTGCAAGGAAAATTGAATATAAATTTGTATTGTTATCTGTAACTAGAGGTGCTACACTGGTGTCATACCAAGAATCAACTGATGGTCCTATGAATGAATCACCAACATACTGAAGTACAACAAATGGATTAGGATTAACTGTCTTAGTAGCAAAGTTATTTCCCAACAATTCTAATTCTGTATATGGAAGAGTAACACGATCTCCAGATTTTTGGTATCCAGAAACTGATCTTTGATCTTCTCTTGTATTAACTTCTTCTAACTTAAATGAATCCTCTTTAGATTGAGGTCTCATTACAGATTGCTGAGTATCAACAGAACACTTATAATCAACCGACTTTAAAGATCCAATCTTATGTGTCTCAAAATTGTCCACTATGAAACCACTCTTAAAGCGATTTATTCCAGCAGAATCAGTAATATGCATGTTGAGTGCTTGCTGTTCCAAGACACTTAACGTAGTGTAATATTCTAATCTTTCAATACGTTTCTCTAACTTGCCAATGTCACGCATTGTATAACGCTTGTTATCAACAGGTATAATCCTTACATCCTTACTACTTTCTGTGAAAGCAGGAACATACATGTAATACAAAGAGATAGCATCATTAATAGGATCAGGTTTAGATGGATTTAAAGATGAATTACCTTCTTTAACAACAAATTCACCTTTCTTATTCAAGAACAAACCATCAATTCTATCTAAGTATTGCTTCTGTGTAAATGAGAATGTATACTCTAAATTGGAATCGGAAGCAGGTGTGCTGGAAACAATACCACCAGTTCCAGTAAATGATCTAGTATTAGAAGAAGACAATAGAGAATTATTATCAAATCCAGAAGTAATAGAATCATTATCAACTTTTGGTCTGAAGTCTAAAACATCACTCAATGATACCTTACCAAGAGCAGGAGAATTGTATGTTGGAATATCTTCTGGACCAACACCAGCTTCATGTAAATAAGAATCAACAGCACAGAAATCACCTTGAGTATGCTCAAAGTAATCAAAAGCAATAACTAATTGACCTGAAGGAGAATCAGATCCTGGTTTAAGAACAAGTCTTGAAAGGTCATATATTGTATCTCTCTGACCATCATCAAAAGTAAATCTACTAGTAACATCAGTACCACTAAGGAGATTACCATTTCTATCTACAGTAGGTGGAGCAGATGTAGTACCTTCATAAACATATCTTAGTTTATATGCATCAGCATAACTGTATACTGTCAAATTTTCACTATCATAATCCTTTCCTCTGAAAGGAATAATATTGTCTCCAATAGAATCAATAACAATTCTCTTATTAACAACTGCTGTCTTTAATCTTGGTTTTGCCTTACTAACTTCTAATGTAGCAGTCAATTTAAGAGTTGGATAAGTTCCTCCTGTAGGAATAGATCCAAAATAAGTATCAGTAAATGATAGTGATACACTACCAGCAGTTAAACCACTAGCAGAATCAACAGAAGATGTTATACTTACTTGATCTGAGGTAAGATAAACAATGTCACCTTTACCAATAGAAGGTGCATCGCCTGGATCTAAAACTGTTACAAGGAAATTACTTTCGCTAAATGAAACAAATCTCTGAGTACCAAATGGCAATTGAGCAGCGAATGTTATCATTCCAGCTCCACCAGAACCAGGACTAACAAAGTCCCTTCTTAGGAAGTATGAAATTTTAGAATCTTCACTATCTGCAACAATTGAACTAACTTGAGTAGTTCCTGTTTTATATAAAAGACTTCCTTGATTGAAATTATCAATTGAAGGACGTACTCTAACAACACTACTATTACTTACATCAGCAGGAAGAGATCTATCTAGATATATTCTTGATTTTAGTATACCAGATGGTTTAGTTGATTGTTGTACAAGAGCACGTACTATGGTATCAGTACTATCTGTAAACTGTACTAGATCTCCTTGTTGTAAGAACTTAGTTGCATCTCCACCAAATCCATTACATTCAATATACTTTCTTCCCAATTCTCCACTAAAAGTAAACTCAGTAACAGGAACAACTTCAGAATATGTTTCTTTATTCAACTCAACATCAGAAGTGAATGTGTTTACACTTCCAGAACCAAATTTAGAATAGAAAGATTTTACATTTTGTGGAGTGTATGTTGTTACTGCATTTCTAACAAGAACAGGAGTAATAAGAGCAGCTGTTGGAGTTACACCAGATCCAGTTGCCTGAATAGCAATTACAGATGGTGGTTTTGAATATTCAACATTAACACCTTCTCTATCTACAACAGTTGCACTAATGATTTTTCCACCTGTTGATGCTAAGTTTAATTTAATTTTAGAATCATCATATTCAATACCATCAATCCTAATCTTACTTCCTGTATCATAACCACCACCAGTGTTATTAACAATGAAATGTGAAATAGTATTATCTTTAGCAATTTTTAAGATATTATTATTTTCATCTCTAATAGTTTCACCAGATCTAAACTCACCAAAAAGAGTCTTTAACATCAAGGTTCTAGTACTTGTGTACTTACCAAGTGCTTCTCCTTCTACAACACCATATGCACCACTTGCAATACCATATACGTATCTTCCAGGAGCAAAATATTTTGCATCATTTTCAGAATATTGAAGTGGTTTATCTAAGATAATCTTAGTAAAGAATTGAGGATCAAAATATGACAACCCAAATATAGAGTTATAAATGGATGTACCATTAGATTGTCTACCTTTTGATAGTATAGTATCAGTGTCTGGATTAAATCCAGATCCTTTCTCAGCAAGAGTAAAGTTACTTGGTTTTACTGTTCCGATAACTGGAGTAAATGTTTCATTGTAATCAACAATATATCCAATAGGAACATTAGCTGCTGTACTATGATCATCAGCCATTGCATCTGCATCATCCCAGAATACTGCTCGTCTGAGATTGTCTGCACCCATATCATATTCTAATAGAAACTGATCTAATTCATCTTTCTTTGCACTAACTGTAAGTTCAAGATACTTTACAGATGAATTTGAATTAGCTTCAATTCTACTAACCTTTGAAAATGCAATTGGAAGTAATGGTTTTTGTCCATTTGGAGTAGTACTACTACCAACTCTACTTGATATAATAGCAATCTGAGATAATCCACCACCAGATTTATTACTCAACCAATTAGAATCAGCTAAAGCATTATACTTGGTTACAGAATCTGGGTGAATTTCAATATAAATTGTTTTAATACCACTGTTGGTATCAAAGAAAGTTCCTCTACGACTAACAGTTTGTTTTGAATCTGTAGATTCTTCACTACCATTTAAACCAATTGATCCATCATTAAAGGATGCAGAAAGAAATACATTAGGATAAGCACTTAATTGAGAACCTTCAGCATTAAGAGGAACCGTATTATAAGTGTTTGTAATTTTATATGTGGGAAGACCACTAGTTTTTAAACGAATATCCTTTCTATCAAGAGTTTCTCTTGCTTTATTGATAGGAATGTACTTCGTTTCTTTATTAACAATCTCATATCCCTTAATATATGCCTTACCTGGACCTACACTAGCTAAAAGTTTCTGCTGTGCCTCTGTTGTTGTAATACCATTAACGTTTCCAAAAGCATCTAGAGGATAAATTCCTAGATTACCGTTTTGTTGGTAGTATTCTCTAACATCTAGAGAGAAGTTATCAACAATATAGTCACCAGATTCATCATAAGTCCTTCTTGCTAAAGTTTGTTCTAGAAGAGAGTAGTCTGTTTGTACTACTTGTGATTGTACAGTACCCTTCTTAACAGTTAGTAACTGAATAAAATTCTTATCGGTGATTTCACCAAGATTATATTTTACAACGGTAAGACTAATTTTTAATCTATGAGCTCCTGGAGATGAATAGTTACTTGATCCAGCAGAATTATCATATAAACTATCGTCTTCTTCGGGAGTAACTAAACTCTCGTCTATTTTAAAACCAACTTTTGCAGATGGTTGATCATAATAATCATCAATTACTAATAATTGTGATTTGTTTTTTACAAAATATCCATTTACAAAATAAATTCCTTCTTCTACCTGAACAGCAGAAGCATACCCCATAGCAGTGCTCTCTAGGGACGCTGATATACCTGTGTCAGGATCAGTAACAGAAATACTAGTAGGAAGTACGCTTCCATCGGTTCCAACCACTAAGAGTGGTGTATTAACGCCATCTACGACCTCTAGGGTCTCACCTTGACGAAATGTATTCTCATTACCTGAATCACCACTATTTGTGTAATTAACATACACAACATCAGATGTTGTATCGGTAGCATCCTTACTTGAAACTACTGTACCAATAACACCTGAAGTTAAACCTTTTAATTCTACGCCTTTTAATTGACTAATATCATATTTCTTGTAAACCACTTGACCATCTTGGTTTACAGGTATTTCTGATACAGAAGACAACTTAACATAAGATAATCTCGTGTTAAGACCAACTTCACCAGGAATGACTAATTCACCCTGCTTGAAATTGTATTTACCAAAACTTTCAATCTGATTCTGAAGAATAGACTGTAATTGGGTTAACTCTCTCGCTTGGATTGAATATCCAGGACGAAAGAGAACCTTATAGAAGTTTTTATCCAGTTCAAAATTGTCGTAGTATGGAGCTACATTAAGGTTTGTCTTCTGAGGCATCTCACTTTGTCTCTAGTTTTTTGGATAGAATTAGAATTCAATTACTAGCTTGATGTCCTCAATCTGGTCAGGAGCACGTGTAATTTGCCTTCTGTTCTCTATGTATACGATATCACCAGAGTTAGGTTGAATTTCAGGAGTTGCTAAACCGCCAGTAAATGAAACTTCCACGAGTGCAGTATTTTGTGCAGTATCAACAGTACCAGAAGCAGTTGATGTTCCTCCAACAACTGCATTAGCAGCATTAGATTCAAATGCACGAACTACACCACTATCAGTATGTGTAGTAGGTGATTGGAAATATTTCAAAATACCATTAGTAGTATCCCAAGAAACAACAGTACCTTTTGCAGTACCACCTGTAACAGTCTGGGTAATAGTCTCATCAGCAACATAATCTGAGGTTGCACCATTCAATTTAACTGCAAATGTTCCACGGCGTGTTGGATCTGTTGCAACGTTGGTTGTTCCATAATCTAATGGATCTTGAATAATACCAATTCTACGGAAATCATTATCTACAGGGAAGTCTCCAGAACCTTCTGCATAAGTCAGACGAATATTCGTCATAACTCTCTTAGCAAATAATTCTGCTTCAGCACTAGAACCGTGACCGCCTTCAGGTGAAACAATTACTTCAAATCCACCTACAGCAGTAAATGCACTACCATAACCAGTAGTAAGTCCAGCGTCAGTAAATGTAGTAGCTTGTGTCAGTATTACACTACCGTAAGTATATCCTGAACCTGCTGCTTCAACACTGATACTAGAAATAGCACCACCAGCAGTAGTTACAAATTTAACTACACCACTAGTACCATCACCAACAATTGCTGTATATAATGTCTCTGAAGCTGGTAATCCAGTCGTTCCTTGTGCATTATCCAATACAACACTAACACCACCATCAACGGCAAGTGCTTCTACAGCAGTCCTAGATGCCTCTCCAGAAGCGGCAATAGGCATAAAGTCTGTTGATAGGAAAGATAGAACATCACCTGTTGTAAGGGTGTACATATGCTTCCAGATGTATCCACCAGTACCAGCAGGTTCTGTGTATATACCATTTGCAAATGTACCTTCGCCAGCACTAGGAGAACTCTTTGGTTCGTAAGTTACATTTTGACCTGTAGCATTAGCAGCATTCTCTCCATTATAAAGGCATTTAAATACCTGATATTCTCCATTCATCACATAGAACTTAGATCCAGGCAATGCAGAAGAATTAAGAGCAGTTTGTACACCAACTGTACCTCCACCACCAGCAGTAGGTGCATAGTTAGGACGGTACATATCAAATTTTGGATTCAGCGTTGTACTCCAGTTGTAACGGGGTACAACAAGACGGGCAAATGATGAAGTAATCTTCTTGGCAGCGATTAGTTCTGTATATACGTCTTGCTTTTCAGCTTGGTTATCAATTGGTGCTGGTGGAATCTCTTCAGTTGCATACCTATATGTTCCAGAAACAGCAGTAGCACCAGAAGTTCCTCCAGTTATAGCAGTCTTGAATGTAGGTGTAGTAGTTGCTGTAGGAAGGATTGTAGTAAGTAGCAAACTATTAGCATGAACTTCAGATACTACTCCACTCCATCCACCACCACTAACTGTTTCACCTACGGAAAAAGTTCCGCTTATGTTAAAAATTTCAAGATGAGCATCCCATTTAGAGGAACGTCCCACAAAGAAATACATATGTGTCTTCTCAGCTTCACTGAGGGATTCTAAGAATTGCTTCGCATTGAAGATTCTAAATTTTTCTGAGATAATAGCTGCCATTTGTCGCTGTGCCTTAGTTTATAGTTAAGCTGAATCAAGTTTATTTATAACTTATTTATAGTGCGTTTCTGATATGCGTACCAATAGTATGCTCTTCAATAGGAGAACCATCAACTCCACGGGTACAACCTAATAAACGATCACTCATTTTACTGGTATAAGAAATAGTTTCTCTACCGATCAAAATCTTTCCTCCTGCTTCAGGATAGATGTGACGAATCGCTGTCTGTTCCTGAGGTGTTCCAGGATTTTCTGTAACACTGTATTGTGTAGTAGTATATATTACTTCACCAGTTGCATTATATCCAGCACCATTTGCATCAGGTAAATCAGCAGTGTCAAGTACGGTTAAGTAATTATTTATAGAAGGATATCCAACATTGAAAAGATAGTCATTATCTGCAACCATAGTATTTGAGTTATTCTCAAATTCTTGTAGTTGTAGATTGAATCCTTCCCATTCCTGAATAGTATATGCGGAAACACCAAATCCACCAGGAGATACTATATCACCAGTGCTCATAAATTTAGCACCTTCCCATTGCAAGAATCTTGGTCCTAATGTTCCTTGATTGTAGGATAAATTATAAGAGATCCTTCTCTTATCAACGAAACCAAAGTTATAGTAGAAGATTCTTTCCTGACCGCCACCGCCGCCACCGCCGCCAGCACCAGGAATTTCTCCAGGAGGTCCACCAGGATCAACAAATCTATTTCCGTATATATCCACTTCAATTATTGGTAAACGACATTGTACTTTGTGATCAAGTTCAATGATACTAGTTCCCTGAGAAGTCAGTGCTGTAGTAGGAACACTAGCAGATGCTATAGAAGTAGCATAGTATGTAACATATTCCTGTGATATAGGAAGTGGACTCAAATCAAGTTGTTTCTGTATAATAATAGTTATCTTCTCTTTGCATAGTACAGGTGTACTAATTTCAAGATTGATACTATGTGCTGGTGTTCCAACTTCAACTCTTCTTTCAGTAGCCCACTCTGCACTAATAGCAACAGGAGATGGTTGTATAAGACTAGTATTAATCAATAATGTGAATGAACTATCAATCTTCCTACCACGTTGTTTTATAACATCATACTGTCTTGCTGTTACTACACTAGGTGCTTTTGTATATCCAGATCCAGCATTGGTTAATACAATATCAACAATCTGTCCATCAGAAACTTTTACTTCAGCTCTAGCACCTCCACCCTGTTGATCTACAGGAATGAAATGTAATATAGGAGTTGTATGATAATCTTTAGCACCAGATGGTTTAAGAACTCCAGTATCATATAATAACTGTAAATCTGTCTTATTCCAAGTAATAGAACTTACAGAACCATTAGTAACCTCGCAAGTAACACTAAGACCTACACCATCAACATCTCCTGCATAACTGGATGTTTCAACATTACCAAAGAAACTAATTGAAGTATCATCACCTGCATTATAAGTTTTAGGAGAAACATACTGTGGCAGTTGATCAACTGTCCTATAGGAATCCTCACCATCAATTTTAATTATATCACCAGCATTTAAATTGCTGAGTCCTCTTCTTCTCTCATAGAAAACTTCATCTGCTCTCTTAGATCCATACAACCACTTAGCAGTATTTCTTTGCATTCTATAATCAGAACTATCATCTCTAACTATAGAAATGGTATTTGTAGTTCCAGTTAATTCATATTCATCGCTAAAGTCAGTCATTCCAGCAAAGAATATATTAGAGTTGTCTGTATTAGGATTACCACCAGCAATAGTAATAATTAACTCATCACTAGTAGTTCTATAAGATTTAATGTTACCAATAAAGATTTTTTTACCACCTATCTTCTGATATGCAACTTGGAAGAAATCGGAAGAATCTCCATACCATCTCTTCCATCCAGTAAAGTTATTAGCAGAACCAGCATCACATGTTAAAACAATTTCATTATAATACTGATTTCTTTCAAAATCGTATAATGTTATTGATGGATTAATATCTCTTCCATAAACAAGAATAATCTCTACATTACTTCCTGCAAATATATTTTTTGTAAACCTAATAGCAGGACCACTTATAGTATATGAATACGTTTCTCTTTGCAATACACCATCTATAAAGACTAAAGCAAACTCAGGATTACTTAAAACCTTTATTTCATTGCTAGGATCTAAAATTAAGAAAGGACCAGTAGATCCTTGCTTAGAAATACCAGTATTATTAATTCCACATCTTATATAATTTCCTACTCCATGTGCGAAGAATTTCTCTACTGCTAAACCTTCCTGTAAAGTTTTTGTATTTGATTCTTGACCCCATAATGGTGGAGTATCAAATACAACTTTATTTGGAACAGAAGTTCTATCAATGGTATAAGCAGGTGTATGTTGTAATACTCCACTCAACGCAATAAATAAATCTTCATTTACTTGAGTATCTACAGAAGTTCCATCTTCGTAATACAATTCAAATATTGTATTTTCTCCATCAAAGTAATCAGCATAAGAAACATCTATTGTTCCTACTCCACTGTTTAGTGTTGTTTTCAACACACCACCCAATGTTTCTATAGCAGATAATACATCTGCACACCTAGGAGTTTCAGAATCTATTGTTATATTTCCATTTGAATATGGAGAAACAGTTGTATATGTACCACTTGTTAATTCATTGTTTATTGATAACTTAGCAAGACTAACCGCATATTCATATGCTTCAACTGCTGCTTCTAGTTCTGAAGTCTTATCTCCTGTTGCAGCATCAGTTAATATGGCATCACCAGTTAAAGAACTTAATACACCACCAGTGAAATATCTTTCTGCATTTGATAGTGTCTTTTGATTTCCACCAAATCTTACATCATGGGATATACCATCAACAACAAGTCCAATATCAATATACCAATCAGTTTCTTTAGTATTCCAACTAAATTCTGGATACTTATTTTTAATAAAACCAAGAGACTCAGATTGAATGAACTGTTTATTCATCTCAATTTGATTTGCAGCATCAAGCCATCTACCATTCTTCTGGAAAATATTCTTAATCTTCTTAAAGTACTTGGCATTTAAAGAATCATCTTTAAACTGGAACCATCTTGCATGGAAAGTAACATCCTTTAATGGTGGTTGTGCAAATTCAATTTTATCTTCGTCAACAATATTGTATGCAACACCTGGTTCTTGTAATATACCATCAAGAGTTACTACTAAAGTTTGAGCATTATATGGTTTAACAGCATTTCCATTTGAATCAATCAAACCAAAATCTGTATTACCACTAAGATTGCCTTTCTCACTAAGAGAACCTTCAAAGATTCCATTTATGAAAACAGGATTTCCTTTTATCTCAGCAGTACTCTTTGTATCAATTGATACAGAACCAACTCCTTTCTCTACATTCAAATTCTTCATCAAAGCAATGCTCTGAGTAATCTGCCTTCTAGTACTTACTACAGTAACATTGTTCTTCTCAGGATCCCAAAGTTGAATAACACTTACTCTGCTGGTATCAGAGGTCTCGCTCATCTTTGCATCAACAAGAGAGTTGATTACAACTTCACCAAATAATTTAAATCCAGCTGGGTGAGTAGTTTCTTTTATTAAAGATCTCCATGTATTAATTGGAGTTTCTGATTTAACTAAGTATGAATAATCTTGATAATAGAATGAATCTGTTATTCTTTGATTAGCATCACTGACCTTTCCAGAATCTGATTTGTAATAACCCAGATTATCATAATATGTTTTAATATCTGAAGAAAATTGATTATAATTAATAGATTCAATTGTTGCTGTTCTTTTTCTAGATAATCCAACTATTTGTTGTTTTTCTCTAAAGATTCCAGAAATCCTATTAACTAATAATATGTTTGAACCTTTTCTCCAAGATGTAACTTTTGCTCTAGCAATTTCAACTGATCCTGATTTTTGTACAATGGTTTCACCAATACTAAAAGCATCAAGATCAAATCCAGATAACGTTAGAATATAGTTAGAAGTAAATGATGAATTAAGAGTCTTATCATTATGATATGATCCACCATTATTAATAATCCTTATATTCCTAGGTATACCAATGTTTGTGCTATTTAAATAACAATCAACATTAGTATCAACATTACCATCAGCATCAATAATTCCTGTTACAATAGGAAGTTTCTTATAATCAATACCAATATTAGTAACCTTAATAGAATCAATTTCTCCAACAGAGAAAAGAGACTTGGAAGTATACTTGATAACACCACTACCATTATAAGGAGATTTGGTAGTAGTTGAATAAACTATTTTATTTGGTGTTACATACATTGCAGTTTTATTTCCCTGCAATGGATCAGAAGTAACATTTAAATATGATTTTTCAGAATTAACAATTCCATCCCTATCATAGTAGAAATATTGTAAGTAATTAGATTCCTTTCTCTTACTATAATTATTAGAACTTATTCTTGCTCCATATCCAAGTTTAATATTAACATCAGTAATAGATCTATTTACTTCTGGTGTAATTAGATTAAAGTTTATACTTGGCGAGAAATCAAAACCACAACCAATCATTGATGAATGGGTAGTATTAAATGTATACTTGTAGTACTTGTTTACATTAATAACTGGGTTTCTTGTGAAGTTTGTATTGTCAGAAGAAATCTCATAATAGATATCAGGAGAACTAATACTTGATACTTGTACGAGTCTCTTATTACCTTCGCTATCTACCTCATCAAAGAATACTGTACTTAAAGATACTTCTTCTATAGATGATAATGTTTCTGTATAACCCCATGCTATACTTGCTCTTTGGGTGGTAGCATCATAAGAAACTATTGTTCCGTCATTAACAACATGACCTGTAGTAAGATTATATCCAGCATCATATACTGAAACTACCGTTCCATCAAAATGATCAGATCTTGTAGTATTATTTTGTGCTCTTTGAACTGTAATAGCATTTGTACTTGTACTATCAACTAGAAGTATTTCATCATTAACAAGTAAAAGATCTCCTTTTTGGATATCACCACCATTAGCAACATTCAATACTGCGTTTTGAATAGAGAATCCAACGTGATCAACAGAAAGAACTAAACTAGGAGTAGAAGTATCAGTTTCACCTGCTGCACCATCTCCTATAGTTAACTCGTCAAACTTCTTATATCCAGTTCCCTTGTTTGTAATTTCTACTGAGGTAATATGACCAGCAGAGGAAACCAATATATTTGCTTCTGCACCAGATCCAGATCCACCTATCAAACTCAGATCATTATAAGTCCCTTGAGTATAATCATTACCACCATTTAAGATAGCAACTCTAGCAACACCAGTATCACTGAGACTCGTTGATATGACTGGGTTCTTGAGGACTACATCTTGATATATTCTTTTTCTAACATAGTAAGTTGTATTTGTTGTACTATCATCTGGGTCAATATTAATATCAATTGTTTCATTAACTGCTACACCATGTGCATGTGATGTTGTAAGAAGTGCTACCTTATCTTCTAGATTGAAGATACTTAAGTTATCACTTAATGATCCTATAGAAACAATCTTTGCACCAGTAGTATCAATTAAATCAGAACTAGTTAAGAAAAGACTATCAGAAACAATGAAACCAGTATCTGTTACTTTTATCTTTACAGTATTTTGAGAAGTTGTAGATTCTAATACTTCTCCTTTAGCAGTAGCAGCAGAAATGCCATCTCCAAACGAAAGAATAGCACCTTTAGTATATGATGCATTTTTATCCAATATCAAAGATAAAACTTTTGTATTAGATGATAGTACATTTGTACTATTAAAAGTTCCAGTAACTGAACTTAAAGCAAAAATCTTAGAAGAAACTACATTACCAACTATTGTTCCTGTAGCACCAGTAGTTGCTTGTGTAATAGTATCACCATTAAAGAGATAAGCAACATTAGAGAGTTCAATATAAATGGATGTTAATGTATTAACAGAACTTACAGACTTGCCTTTGACAGATTCTATTTCAGCAGCAGCACCATATCCCTCAGTATCTGTATCATCAATAACTACCTTTCCAGTAACAGAAAAATTAGATCCACTGTTAAGAATAGAAACTGAAGATATATCTCCTCTCTTTACATCATCAATTAATGCGACAGATAGATCTCCATTACTATCAATTCCAGATACTCTTAATCTATTTGAATTAACTGGAATATCATCTTGAGACAATAAAGAATTGTAATTAGAATCTACTGGTAGTGAGTAATAATTATTACCTAAGATATAAGGAAATACTGGAGAGCCTGATGGATTAACAGTTATGAAATATGCATATGTTCCTTCTGGAAATTCTGGAGTTACACAATACCTTCCATTATTAGCATCTAAAGAACCAGATTCATCAACATAAGTCCAATCATTTATAAAAGTTCCAATTGGATATGTTGTAGTTGAAGGACCACCTACTCTACTAGTATTCTTAGAATAACTAGACATCATTCTAGTTATAGGAGTTGAAGAATCTATAGGATTAGTATATCCATAAGCACCATATATGGGGTTGCCATCATATGCAAACCCTATAATAGATGAATGAAATGATCCACTATCAGTTGCTCTTAGTGTAGTAGGGGAAGCATAGTAAGCATATCCTTGTCCTAAAGATGGATTGAAACTATCTAACCAATAACCATTATCAGTATCTAAGTTTGATTGATTGTTATAATACCTATCCTTTCTCCATTCTTTAATAGATGCAGTCGCAGTCGCTCCATGTCCAACAGCAATAATTTCAACTACTACGTTCTCTTGACTGTAAAGATTTCCACCAGTGACTTTAACAAATCCTGTTATCTGTCCGTCATTTGAAACTTCAGCAACATAATCAGCAAATCTTCCTTTACCTACTTTATCTGTAATTCTGACTTCTGGTGCTGACGAATAGTACTCACCAGCATTATCAACAACAATACTTGTTATTTCACCATTAGTAACAACAGCAGTTGCAGTTCCATTCCTACCAGATACAATGTCTACTGTAGGTATAGATGAATAGTCACCAGCAGTATCAACAATAACAGACTCAACTACTTCTCCAGCAAGTCTAGTTCTTGCAAGGGAAGATGTATTATTGATTAAAACATATGGAGGTTTCTTATAACCATCACCTTTAGTATTAACAGTAATATTTTGAATAGCACCTTTAAGAACTACTTCTTCATCTTTGTATCCCATAAATGGAATACCATTAATAGCAACACCAACGTCTCTGTATTGAGTCTCATAAGACTCAGTTACAGAAATAGGATGCTTTCTAATAATCTTTAGATGTTTCTGATCCTGTGCATCAGCAGGTAAAGTACCAATGGCATGTGATGGGAATCCAGAAGATGCAATATAGTATCCTTCACCATCTTCAAAGATAGCTGATACATTAGGATTAAGGTCTGCTATAGCAGCAGTACCAGTACTAGTAATCCATCTTAAATTGTTTTGAGCATCTACAATTCTTATATCGGTTGTGGAAAACCCTGCCTCAGATACTTCAACTTTGTCTCCAGCATTGGAATATGGTGCTTCTACTTCATTGTCAAGATTATATAAGACACCAAATATTAGTAAATCAACATTTGCACCAGAAACATTAGCACCATATGTTATAGGAGTGCCAACAGGGTGTGCTCCAGTGCCAGTCCTAGATTTTATAACAAATTGATTTACATTTTTGTTCTCATATGTAATAACTTCATCATCTAAATTAAACTTACCAGTTTTTTTCCACGCCATTGTGGAAAACACATCAATTCTATCACCAACACCAGTATTAGCGTCAACTTCCTTCGTTAATTTTGTTCTTGCTGCAATAGAGAACTGACCATTAACACTTGCTTCATTTAAAATGATTTCGTATAGATCTTCACCATCAAACTTACCAGCATATCTAACGTTATCAACTACAGCAGATGCATAATCTCCATCTGTCTGAGATATTGTTTTTCCAACGAGATCATTAACATTGCCAGATAAGATCTTTGCTTTGAGAGCATAAGATTGTACCCAATTAGATTCTGAAGCTTTTAATGTATGATCTCTTGGATATGAAATACTTGGTTCTACATCAGTGTCAATAAGACAGTTGAATAGAAACTTTACTGAACTATCTGTTCCTTTAGATTGATAGAAAGAACCAATGTTCTTAATAAGAGTTCTCTTATCAATTCCCTCTTTAAGATATGCTTCTGGGAAATCGGTAAGGTACTGTTTCTCAAAACTCTTAACTAAAGAATATAAGAATAGGTTACTAATGTTTTGTACAGTAGACCCAGATACATGATCTGCTGCTTGTGTAGTGACAAAGGCACTCTTTTCATAAAGATCTCCTAGAGTCGTGTTACCACTTACACCACGACTAACTTCTAAGAACTGTGTATCTGTTTTTTTGGCATAAAAACAAATTTCATCATTTATCTTTATATAACCACCATCAGGAAAAGAACTTGTATCAGCAACAGTAATTGTACTATCAGTAGATTGAATAAACCCATTGATAGTTGTTGATTGATTTAATACATTATTCTCATAATAATCAATATCAGCATAAGTTTGAATATTGCTAACAATATCCAAAGGTTGTCCTTGAATTTCTAACTGCTCATAGTATTTTTGTATGAACTTGCTAAACAGTTCATACTCTTCATTGATAAAATCTGGCAGTTGTGACTCAATTAAAAATGAGACTTTATTCGCAGTTTTTGGCACTACTCTTCTTTATATGCAACGAATTTACTTTTTGACACATCTACATCTAGATATGCCTCACGCTTAACCTCAATGTCTTTATTGGCAGGTTTGACTCGTAACTCAATACGGTTATCAGAGAATGTGCCTTTTAAGATTGTAAAGTTAAACATTTCAATTTCACCTTTCTCATAATTAACAGTTCCAACTGAATCATCTAGTAGGATCTTTTCACCAGTCAGGGAATCTAGTCTATATAGCACCAATTTGCCTTTTCTATCTTCAAGATATGAAGTATAGTTTGGATGTTCAAAGGTTGTTAATCCACTAGATGTAACAACAGGATTATCGCAATCTATAAGGAATGCATTTTGATAACATACTTCATAATATGAAGATGAGTTTATCTGTGCTATAAAGTCCTTTCTCATAACAATATCAGTATCATTTGAATTGATAGCACGATCTGCACCATCAATGACACTAATAAATTTTGAGTATCTAAATTTTCCGTTAAACTTCTCTGTACCAGAAGTTTTTAAGTATTCCTGAACTGCGGATGTAGTCTTTGCTGCTATTTCAGCAGGAAGAGATTTTGTCTTTGTACCGTTATAGTAGACATCACTATTAATCTCAACAAACAGAACAGATGGGTCTACAAACTCAGGTCGTATAGAAGCAACGGTATATTTTTTGATCTTATCTTTCAAATCATTTTTTGTGAATGATGAAAGCGTAGTAGCATCAGTGGGTTTGACGGAAAGAAATACTTTACCATATGCAGGTGGTACTTGATCCTCACCACCAAATACAATCACGTCACTGACTGCTGGATATAGATTCCTGACTATTGCTTTATAGTCATTACCAGTTACTGCTCTATTCTGAGCACCATAAGACTTAGGAGCATTGAACTTAATCTTTTCAATACTTTCAATGTCTGCTCCACCACTTGCACTCTGTGTAGTGTTTAAAGTAGTAACACCAAATGGATTTACGATACGATTTCCGTCAGTATCTCTCAATAC